TCGACGATTAAATCAAGATCCAGTAACCCTATCTCTTATAAGTTTAAAACATGTGGAACATAGAATGTCTGACGACGAATTTTGTCGAGCAGCACTTACAATTCTCTGGAAATCTAGAGATATTGTAGTCGCTCCTGAGACAGATTTTAAAACAATAACTGATCCATGTAAAGTGGATCACATTGCTTTACAGAAGTTTAATTCTGAAGTATCTGCTCAATGATCTAAGCTTGGAATAGGAAGAAATGAGCTCTTCTACTTGACCTTAAAACCTAACTGGTTTTGGTCAAACAAGGCTGGCCCTTTGAACGGGGCAGCTATGTTGTCTTCTCTTATAGAAATGACTTCATATTCGGAAGAAAGCTTGAGCACGTTGCTTAATTACATTAAGACAAGTGGTGCTCCTGCATATGCAGATGTTGTTAAACATATTAAACATTTGCAGCCCATTTCCCACCAGAGAACTATTAGAAAACTGGCTGCTCTCGCAGATTACGAAGGTAAAACGCGAGTGATCGCCATTGGTGACTATTTGAGTAATGTATTACTCAAACCTTGTCATGACGTTCTTATGAAATGTTTAAAAGGGATTGATCCCGATTATACTCATAAGCAGCACACTCTCGACATGATCAAATTAAAGGATCATGAAGAACCAGTGTCCGTTGATTTAACGGCGGCAACTGATAGAATTCCCTCTTTGGTAACTGCGAACATCTTAGGAGAATATTTTGCTAATCAAGCATTTGCTGATAGCTGATATCAACTTATGACGCAGTTCAAATTCCGATATTACGATATGGAATTACGAGGACAAAACGAATTGTCTTACAGCACAGGGCAACCTATGGGACTTTACAGTTCCTGACCTGCCATGGCTTTAACAAACCATGTCATTGTCCGCCTAGCTGCTGCTAGACTCGGTTTCGAAAGATACGATCGTTACCAAATTATTGGTGACGACATAGTCATTTTCGACTATGAGGTTTCGTTATCTTATATCGACATATTAGGTGAAATTGGTATTGATTACAATAACCAAGACACGATATGGCCTTATGAAGGAAAGAAACCTTACGAAATCGCCAAAAGGCTTTTCCGTAATGGAAATGAGGTTTCACCTATAGATTTTAATCTATGGAGAACAAACCGCGGCTTGTTCTATTGAAAACATATCAATAGGTACATTCCGTCCGAAGAAATATCTGCTCCTGCTCAGCTAACCAAGCTGAGCACTCCTGATCGGAGTTTCACTGCCGCACTACTGATGTGGTACTATACTTCTATTGAAGATTGACAAGTACCTGAGTTCATCTATAACAAGATGACTTCAG